CCGCCATATCAAGTTTTAACGGGATATTCCGTCTGAATAACCTATCAACGGTTTTTCTTACCCATCCACACTTATCCGCAAGAGCCTGATTATCAATGTTTCTCTCTTCCATAACCCTATGGACATTGTTTAGAAAAATCTCATTCATCTATCTTTCCTCATAGTCCTCACAGTAATCATCGTACTCAGTCCATACGCCGTTGTTATCACTATCCGGGTTTTCATATACCCAATCGCCATCTTCGTTTATCCGACAATGATATTTGCAAGTGCCGCAACATTCCATTACATGATCTATGTCCGGTATCTTTTCTGGCTTATATGGTGGAACTTCCACAAGGGTATAATCAGGCATTTTCGATTTCCTCCTTGTACTTTCCATCAGGATCCAATGCCCTAACCACACTCTCTAATTGTTCCAGAGAATATCTGTGCCGCTGCGCACTACCATACGAACCGAATAACCATTTTCTGATAACTGTAACACGCCTGTCTGTGAAAATATCTTCTTTGCTTTTATAGAGTTTTCTTCTTTCGCCCCAGTCTTTCGCCTCGAGCAGATAAAGATTTTTGTCGCCATCACCCGGTAAAGGAAGTTCGTACTTTTCTTCCCAAGAACCGGTGTGTATAAAGACATATTTTCTGCCGACTTTCTCTACCTTGTTCTCGATGATATTCTTGCCGTCCGTGGTATATACGATCTGACCGGCTTTGAAATCCTTAATTCCCATACACTTACCTCTCTTGCGATATGAGGGCGTTTCCGCAGGTTATCCTATCGCTGTCCTCTTCTTTGCTCGGAACGAATACAATAACATCCCATCCAAGATCGAGTAATGGCTGTTCAAACTGTCTATATACATTGTAATCAGTATATGTGTCTCCTACATCAAACCCGTTCGCTATTGCAGAGTGCGTTTCATGTATTGGTGTAATTTTCACAATCCACTTATCCTTATCGAAAAGAGAATCTAACTTCTTTGCTTCAAGGATAGTGTCTTTCGTAACCGCAAAATTGAGAGTGTACTTTCTACCGATGGGATCCGGTAACCTTGCAGCCGCATCGGATATTTCTTTAAGAGATAGGCTAAGACCATTAAACTGTTTGTCTCTCTGCTCATCATCTGTGCTGTTTACGCTGAATTGAAGTCCACCCTCACCCTTATATGCCACGTTCTTTACATAGCACCAACTATTCAAGAAGTAGTCCAGTTCTTTGTTGTTTTTGGGTAGCATTGTTGAGACAACTGGATGGATGGTATCTGCCTCGATGAACTGCGATACGATACCTCTGAGATAATCTAATGCAAAATCTATCACAGTATCATTGAAAGACGGTTCTCCCATCCTTGCAAAGTGAACATTGAACCGCTCCGTATGCCTTATTGCGGCGTTTGCTCTCAATATGGTTTCGATCTCATAACAAAGATCATCCAAAGATGCGTTCCCAAAATATCCATATTTAGGGCAATCACAAAAGGCGCACCGCATAGGGCAACCCTTTTGAGTGCTGATAGTAGCCACCCACTTCTTACTTAAATCAACCTCTGTGTTCTTTACACCGTATATCTCTTTATGAAGCCCCAAGAAGTCAGCTTTTATATTATTCTCTTTCCCATAATCGCCAACCGTCAGAAATTCAAGTTGTCTCTCCCTGTCAACGAATATCTTGCCTGTATGAGTATTTATAATCTGCATATACTTACCTCAAAAGCCTGCACCATACCAATAATCATATTCACATTTCCATTCCGTACCGTCAGGTTCGATCATCTGAGCATAATAAGGTTTTCCGCTCTTAAACAGGAACTTATAACCCTTGTATTCAAAGTGAATCTCACCATACTCATAACAGTCTGTATCTTCATCGGTGTACTCTACCTTGATTATCCCGTCTGGCGTTGCCTCGTTGATAGCCGGAAGTCCTTGCTTATGACACATTACCCTTATATCGCCGTCACCCAGGATCCCGTGATGGATGTGGTTTATCCAATCATCTGTTATTCCCTCTTCTTTTCTTTTAAGTAGAGAAACCCATATCCTTGCGCCGCTCGGTACATTTTCGGATGATGTGCCAAATGTTTCCTCATCAGTCGCAAATGTGGCAACGTCCTCCTTGTCCTCTCTTCTTTTGCCGTTGCACCAAACGAAAGCACCGTAATCGCTGTATGCCATAATTAAGCCTCCACTGTGATAGGCTCATACCTCTCAGAATTGATTGTCTTTGCCATAGCCTCTACCGGTGTCATTCATCCGATCGCCGCCAAAGATGTATGCAATGTCGCCCATCTTAAAATCTGTGATCTTCATACTTTATCCCTTAAATCGCCACTTATAACCATAAGCCGTTTTCTGTTTTCCAAGACAACACTTTGTTATCGGCCAATGGTTGGCTTTTTCGTGTCCGTTTTCCCTCAGATACCGCTCTGCTGCCATTACGCCGGGGAATACCTTTATCATTCTTCCAGTATTCAGATCGTACATCACGATTTCGCCGTGAGAAGAAAACCGTATCTGTGATGATCTTCTCCACTTACACGTTTTCCTCCGCCTTGCATATTGTAACCGGACGGCATACGTGTTTGAAGTTTGTTAATCCAATAGATTTCGCACTCATCCACCCTATCGGTTGAAATGTCAGAATCTAATACCGTGATTTCAAAACTATCCGCTCCATATTTCCTTATCGCATCGTGGATTAAGGACTTACTGCCTTTTCTTGCGGCTTTCTTATGGAACTGAAATCTCCGTTGTGCGCTGTTTACAGTTTGTCCTATGTATGCTTTACCCGTGATTTTGTTGGTAAGCATATAGATTGTGTGAAATTTCTGCATAATGAATAGACCTCCTTTTGAGTGTTCTAAACATTACGCATTTGTGATAGATATGCTGTCAGCGCAACAAACAATATTTACTTTTTTGAAAGATAAGGGTATTCCCCGGTTTATTCCCCTTATATCCGAATCAGCCCATTTATGTAGGTCCAGGTCTTGGGTTAGCGGCCTAACCGTTCTTTATGCCTCTCACCTTTCTGTTTATATCGTTTACCGGCCCGGATAGTAAGGCGTTTTTCGCCTTGTAATCGGAACAATGGGAGTCGAACCCATATCAAGGATGTTTCGCGCCACTACTCCTTTTCAAGATGCGAAGCTCTGCCATTGAGCTATGTTCCGATATGTGAAGTCGCCCCTTACTCCACTTTCCGGCTTTCGCTAATGTCGCTATCCTCGCTACTAACCGATTAACAGACACTACGCCCGACATCGCGGTTCTGTGGACTTGTTTAGTCATATCCGTACACTCACTTAGGCTTGTTGTGATACCGGCGTAGCCACCCACCGATGCCGATAGAATATAACTCTCAGGAAAACTCCCAAACCTACCTGGTTTAACGAGCAAAGGCAGCTCGGCGTGGCGTATAGGGGAATTGAACTAAACGGTGGCCTTTGCGGGATTTTTGTTATCTCACATCTTTTGCATTGCAAAACCGTTACCCTATATGGTGTTTATCTCGCGACCTTACGCACCACATTGATGACCAGTTACGCCATAATTGGAGTGACAGGACTGGAACCTGCGGCATCGTGATCCCAAATCACGCAGTCTACCAACTGACTTACACCCCAATATGCAATCGGCTGGATCCTCGCTTCTCGCATATTTCGGAACTGCGGACTATGCTGCTGTTAGGCGAACCGTGCGCTGGGCTGTGCGTTATGATATTCAGCAGTTTATCGGTAGGATGGCTCCCGGACATTTAATCGCCTTGTCTCATGCTCTCGCAAGGTATCTTGCCATCTTGTTCCGCTACCGTCCGTTACGCTATATTCTCTTGTTCCGAAACAGGAGGACAAGGACTCGAACCTTGATTGGTAGTTTTGGAGACTACTGCTCTGCCATTGAACTATCCCCCTATGAGGATTTCCCATACTCTGCGCAGAACTACCCGATCTATGGATGGCATAGATATGTGGGATATGGTACATCCTCTGTGATGTTTTGCATCAAGCACCGTCAGGAGTCGAACCATCTGGTTCAGGGAATCAAACCCCTCTGCACACCACGGGCTACTACCGTTCACCTTAACTGGCACAGTAGGACTCGAACCTACGACTTCCTGATTAACAGTCAGGCGTTCCACCAACTGAACTATGCGCCATGAATTTTCTCAGTATCGCCGAGAACATTGGGAAAGAGGCGGTGGGAACCTTATTCGCAAGAGCTGCGCCCACAGGAGGAATCGAACCTCCACTCTACACCAAGTTCGCTCCGCTCACCTTACTTCAATGCGTCTTTCAGCACCTTGCCCGGAACGAACTTCGGTGAAACCCTTGCCGCAATAGTCATAGGCTGACCTGTGGACGGATTTCTGCCGGTCTTTGCAGCTCTCTTCGCAGCCATGAACTTGCCGAAACCGGTGATCTGAACATCCTCATTCTTTTTCAGAGCTTCGGTGATTACATCAATGCCGCCGGCCACAGCCTTTTCAGCATCTTTCTTCGACAGTCCTGACTTTTCCGCTACTGCTTCGATAAATTCCAGTTTGTTCATGTGAAACCTCCTTTATAGCCACATAGCTGTTATATTTAGAGCGACCCATATAGCCGCACCTATTCCGATGGTTTTTCTTGTCTGTTTATCTGAGCTTGCAATCATCAGGATTACAAGGATTATGTCGATTGTTGATATTACGGTCTTTGCGATTGTGATTGCCATAGTGACCTCCTTATAATGCCGTCTCTCCGGCTGCCACGGTGAGCGTCCGGGTTTTTATCGCACCCCTCTCATGTAGGATGCGCCTCCGTGATTGAGCATTGCCGTTACTGCTTGTACCTCTACGCTAAGCCCCTTATTTACAGCCACCGAGCTATTTTGGGTGTCCTTTAGGTCGCAGACCTCACATGAGTTCTTGATCTGCGCCCTCATCCGAAGATGTGTGGCTCCGAAACTACTACGGGATGGTAGGACTCGAACCTACGACACATCGGGATATTTCTATCCGCATTTCCTCTCGCCGTCTGAGTTACATCCCGTTATACCCGGTAGGATAGGTAGCGTGGGAACCCTACCGGGCGGCTTTCGCCTATATCCGACTGTCCGTGTCGGACTGTCCTACTTTTCTATGATACGCATAATCTCACTTAGTTTTCTTTTTCCATATTCATTCTCTGGAAAGATTTTTTCAAAATCTTCCCCGCCTATAAGAAAATCAAACTTACGACCATTTAATATGCAGTCGTAATCCGCTGCTCGTAAATGGCTACTCACTTCCCTATCTTTTCTTTTGTGTTTTTTTACCACTGTTGGAAGAACTCTTTTTCTTCCATTCACTTTTTCTCTATTTTTTAACAACTCCTTGAAATACTTTTGTTCCATTGGAAATTTGAAAGTAAGACCGTTCCAATCGTATATAATTGCCCACGAATTTGTCATTTCGTAATAGGTACTGATTATGCGCTGTGTATTTTGGCTCATTTCCATAACTCTCTCGGGATTTGTATTACGAGCCTGATTATTTGTACTAAATCTCTTATCTACATCCAATACCTTGAATGCCCTTTTTTCTACATAGTCATAATCTACATTATTCTCGTCATTATCATAAGCGTTATCGCAATAACTGACCAAAAATTTTTCATCTTGCAACAATGCGTGTGTTCCCGCACAAAATACGCAAGAACCTTGGCCGCCACTTTTTGAAGCTATGCCATACGCAGAATAAGCTAATGTGTTTTTTGGTGTAAATCGTAATATCCCCCTCATCTGTTTTGGGGTCGCTTTTTCAATTCTGCTTACCTCATACGCATACCCATTGGAATCATAATGTTTTAGAAGGACATTGATGTTTATATTCCCACATACATCCATTACATCTGAAACAGTCGTTTTGACAAAATACGATTGGCAAAAAACACCAGGTAATAGGACATATATTTCCTTGAACCTTATTGATTTTGTCACTTCTTTGGTAAATATCATTTCAATCTCTTCGATCAATTTTCCAAACTGTTCAAGAGTTAATTGTTCCTGTTGCATATAATCATCTTTGTATGCCATTTTCGTCCTCCTAAATAATTATCCTCCTTTTTCCTCGTCAAGTCGTTCGCTCGACTTGACAATTCGCAGTTTAACCGACTGAACATTATTTGTCAAGTGCATTTTACAGATTTTTTCAAATTATTTTCAGAAACCGTCCTATCTACTGAATTTTCGTGGTTTTTTAATAAATCCTCCACGCTTACGCCGAGTACACGGGCGGCATCATATAATCTATCCATGCAAGGGTACTTCTTATTGTTTTCCCAATCATTCACGGCAGGCTGAGATACATTCATCATCTGAGCGAACTGTCGCTGTGTTAATCCTTTTTTCTCTCTGAAATGTCGTAAATTCACGGAAAAACAATAGTCCATTTTCATACCCTCCCTATCTGCATATCTCCACCTATATCCACAGGCAGTTTTCTGTTTGCCCTTGCATACCCTTATTATTGGGCTATCTGTAATCCCCATCATCTTTGCTGCATCCGCAATGGTTTTATAAAGGTTTATTTCTGTTCCATCAGGCATCATTTGTATTACAGGCTTGTTCTGCGGATTATTTTTCAGACATCTTTCTGTCCTTGTGCCATAGTTCGCATTATACTTTGAGGTACACCATTCAAGGTTATCCACTCTGCAATTCGATATATCCTCATCCTTGTGGTTTACTTCCGGTAGGTTATCTGGGTTTGGAATAAAGTGTTTCGCCACAAGCCTATGCAACAGAAATACTCTCTGTTCCTGATTTCTTGCGAATGAAGCCTCCAAATATCCATTCCGACATTTTGTAGGTTTTATTATTTTTCCTTTGATGAACCGTTGACTTCCACCGCGCACCTTACGGTATCTGTCTTTCGACCTTATTCTGCCTAAATTACTGATCTGGTAGCTATCCTCATAATCCTCTACATCTTTCCAAATCTCAATCATATTCCCATCTCCGATCTGCTCTGTACCTCTGCTTTACTTCCAAGTAATGAGTCAATGAAAAGAGCAAACATAGCGAGCGTGTCCGGTGCATCATCAAATGAGTTTTTGCCAAGCTGCGTATAACTACAAAGAAAACTCATCATCACGCCGTAATCAGATCGCGGCTCATATTCCGTAATGTCCTTGAAATAAACGTGTTGCTTTACCCACGATGAGTTTACGATAATCTTTGTTTCCTTGTTCTGCGTGGTGTATTTCTTCGTAATGTGGCATCTGCCGCCCTTTTCCTTAACCAGACGCTCCACTTCGTTAGCAGTCCTTGAACCCTCTTTATTGGACTCGAACTGAGCCTCCTGTACATGGTGTTTCACAAGCATATCTGCATTAAGGGTGTCGAGCGTTCCGGGGTCAATGTTCTTAAATACCAAATCTTCAAGATAGTATCTGTCGCCGTACTGATAGAACACGCCGAGGAAATTGTAGTCCGTACCGGTGTCTTTGGTATCGCATACCGCTAAGATAGCGTCCGGTTCCTTTTCTGGAAGTCCTCCAAGATACCTCAATAGTTCTTCCGGGTGATAAAGTATGCCCTCACGCTCGATGGGATCCGACTTAAACAGGCAGCGGTATGAAACATCGTCCATAGATGCCGCCATATCCTCGAAATACTTAACATCGAATCCAACATCGTAATCATAATCAAAGTTACTCTCTCCGGTTTTCGAATCAATATCCGGTACGGCGATAAATTCTGCCCTGTCTGAGTTTGCATACTGTCTTTCGAGCCGTCCTATTACATCGTGAACCGACCATCTGGTAGCAATGTGGATTTCTTTCGCCTTTTTCTTCTTACGGGATTTAAGGTCTGTCGTGTATTCCCCATAGAGCTTATCGAGACGGTCTTTCGATAAAGCCTCTTCAATACCTGACACCAGATCATCCACATAAAGATAACCCTCACAACGGGTTACACCGGTAAGGGATGCCCTTATTGGCCTGCAGGTCAGAGTCTTAAACGGCTGCCATTTTCCGAGGTTGATTGTTTCCTCTTTGGCGTTCGTTCCCTCAAATGCCACATCAGGGAATATATCGCCCCAACAGTATTCCTTTGACCGAATGATGTTCAGCACCGCATCATAGAACATCCTCGTCATATATCCTGAGTGTGAGGACATAAGGTTTGGAGTGTTCGGATAATGCCCCATCACAAAGGACATAAAGAACTCTCCGAGGGTGGTCTTGCCGGTGCCTGGAGGCATACTGATCGACAATATATCAAGTTCATCATCAAGAAGTTTCTGCATCTTCCGGACGAGCCAATAAAGTTGT